GCGCGGCGGCATCTGTCCGAAGTTCGTGTCTCCTGGATTTGACGGGGTCCCGGACAGAATCGTACTGTTGCCGGAAGGTCGTATCGCTTTTGTGGAAGTTAAGGCCCCCGGCAAGAAACCCCGCCCTCTCCAGCTGGCAAGGCACGCGCTCCTTCGCCGACTGGGCTTCCAGGTCTATGTCCTGGATGATGAAAAGCAGATTGGAGGAATCCTTGATGAAATATGCGCCGCATGACTATCAGGCTTACGCCATCGACTACATCGAAACACACCCCATCGCCACGGTCTTCCTGGACATGGGTCTGGGTAAGACCAGCATCACCTTGACGGCGATCCGGAACCTGCTGTTTGACAGCTTCGAGGTCTACCGGGTGCTGGTCATCGCACCGCTTCGTGTGGCACGGGACACATGGACGGCTGAAGCAGATAAGTGGGATCACCTTCAGGATCTCATCTGCTCCGTGGCGGTAGGCAACGAAGCACAGCGCAGAGCGGCTCTGCTGCGGCCTGCCGATGTGTACATCATCAACCGGGAGAATGTTCAGTGGCTCATTGAGGAAAGCGGCATCGCCCTTGACATCGACATGATCGTGATTGACGAGCTGTCCTCTTTCAAGAACCACAACACAAAGCGCTTCCGGTCGCTGCTGAAGATCCGTCCAAAGGTCAGCCGTATCGTAGGTCTCACCGGCACACCCACCCCCAACGGTTTGATGGATCTGTGGGCACAGTTCCGTATCATGGACAGAGGTGAGCGGCTGGGTCGGTTCATCACCAAGTACCGTGCCGACTACTTCATGCCGGACAAGCGTAATGGCCAGATCATCTACAGCTACAAGCCTCTGACCTATGCGGAGGAGGCCATCTACCGGAAGATCTCCGACATCACCATCTCCATGAAATCCACCGACCACCTCCAGATGCCGGAACTGATCAGCAGCGAATATACCGTACAGCTGTCTGATGATGAGCTGGCCCATTACGAGGAACTGAAGCGTGATCTGGTGCTGACCCTGGGTGAAGGAGAGATCACCGCAGCCAACGCAGCGTCCCTTTCCAATAAGCTGAGCCAGATGGCAAACGGTGCTGTCTACGATGACAGCGGTGCCATTGTTTCAATCCACGACCGGAAGCTGGATGCATTGGAGGATCTGATCGAAGCCGCCAACGGCAAACCGGTGCTGGTGGCCTACTGGTTCAAGCACGACCTCACCCGGATCACCGATCGGCTGAAAAAGCTGCACATCCCGTTCTCCTGCCTGGATGACTCCACCAGCATCCGTAGGTGGAATGCAGGAGAAATCCCTGTTGCCTTGATTCACCCGGCCTCTGCCGGTCATGGTCTGAACCTCCAGTCCGGTGGTTCCACCCTTGTTTGGTTTGGAGTCACCTGGAGTCTGGAACTGTACCAGCAGACCGTGGCACGTCTGTGGCGGCAGGGTCAGACATCCCAGACGGTTGTGGTTCAGCACATCGTCACAAAGGCCACCATCGACAACCGTATCATGAAAGCCCTCTCCCTAAAGGAGCATACCCAGACGGCATTGATCGATGCCGTGAAAGCGGACTTGAAAATCTGAGACAACCTATGACAATCTGTGCCAATCCGAGGGAACTAACTTATCGGAGGTACAAATATCATGAGAGACATGGACATTTTCCACACCATATCCGGTCAATGCGACCCCACCGCAGGTAAAGCATTAAGTAACTTGATCCGTGAGGAAAATAGAGCTTTGCGACAGAAAGAGAAAAAACTTCAGGATCTCACTGCATCCAGAAGGCATTTTACTCCCGCCGCCACCGCAGAACCGTACAAGGAGTTGGCGAACGCTATTATTGCTCTGGCCTACAGCGACTATGTTGATGTTCTGCGTACACTGGAAGCAATCCCGGAACCAGCTCCTACCGTAGATGAAAAGATAATCGCCAAGCATCAGAATCGCATCGATCAGCTGAAGTCTGAAATGGAGGAAATTGAGGAATTCTTCTATTCGCCGCTGTTTGCGTTGGCCTGCGATATCGAGCCGGATTTGCTGGTCAACAAGGCATGGGAGGAAGCATATAAATGACACTTAAGGAATATCTGAACAGCATTTACCGAATGGAGACCTTCATTGTTTCCAAACGGCAGAGGGTTGAAGCTTTCCGCAGTGCTGCAATGAACATCAGCTCCGCACCGTTTTCAGATATGCCTAAAGCTCATGGCAGGACAACATCTCCTATGGCAGATGCCATTTGCAGAGCCATCGATCTGGAAGCGGAGATTAAGCAGGACGAGTATCTGCTTCAGCAAAAGAAAGTGTTCCTTCTGGATCTCATCGCCACCCTGGATGATATCGATATGCAAAGCATAATGATCAAACGGTACATCGAAAAGAAAACCTGGAACACCATCGTTGATGAAACTTTCTTTTCCCGGAGCTGGGTGTATCGTTTGCACCAGCGTGCATTAGATCAGCTGGACAGCACCCTTTCCGGGTATGCAGATGCGCCCTAAAGGAGTAGACCTGAGTAGACCTCAGTAGACTTTTGCGGACATAGTGGTTGTGATATACTGTAAAATGGAAAGATGGATAGAGCCTCGTGGGAGAGATCCCACGGGGCTTTTTCTATGCCCAAGGAGGTGTTTGTAATGGGTTACCGAAAGGTATCTTACCCGGAGCAGATCTGGTACATCCTCCATTACAAACTCCGAGAGTTCTTCAGGAAGGAGGACAAACGTGCCAAGTAGACCCAAGCGACCATGTTCCTACCCCGGATGCCCCAAGCTGACAGACGGACAGTACTGTGAGGATCATGCAGCAGTAGCACGGCGGCAGTACAACAAGTACCAACGCGCTCCGGACATCAACAAGAAGTATGGCCGAGCCTGGAAACGGATTCGTGACCGCCACATCAGTCAGCACCCTCTTTGTGAGCAGTGCGAGAAGGACGGCAAAATTGTTCCTGCAGCAGAGGTTCATCACAAGGTTCCGATCTCACAAGGTGGCACTCACGCAAGAGACAACCTCATGTCCTTGTGTCGTTCCTGTCACAACAAGATCCACCACGAGATTGGTGACCGGTAGGGGGATGTAAATCTCTGGGACCTAAATACCTGGGCAGCGGCCCGGGGCTTCGTGCGCGAAAGTCGGAAATCAAAAGGGGTATTGACCCGGGAGGTGAAATTTATGGCTAAAGACGGTACCGCAAGAGGCGGTGCGAGAGTAGGAGCCGGGCGTAAACCCAAAGCACTTGCTGACAAAATCTCGGACGGAACACTTAAAGGTGCAGCAGTACTGCCGCCACCTGTGGAGTTCGAAGGTGTGGACGTTCCCCCCATTAAGGAGTATCTGAAGGCCCGGCAGAAAAACGGCAGAGATCTGTGTGCCGAGGAGGTCTACCGGGATACCTACGCATGGTTGAAGGCTCGGAACTGCGAAAAGTTAGTAAACAACCAGCTCATCGAACAGTACGCCATGAGTGTCAGCCGTTGGATTCAGTGTGAGGAATGCATTTCTGAATATGGCTTCCTGGCAAAGCATCCCACCACCGGCAACGCCATCGCTTCTCCCTATGTGGCGATGAGCCAGACCTATATGAAGCAGGTCAATCAGGTATGGTATCAGATCTACCAGATCGTTAAAGAAAACTGTGCTGTGGAATACGGCGGCAGTTCTCCCCAGGACGATCTTATGGAGCGGCTGCTCCGGCATCGGGATCGGTAGTTGGAGGTATTCATGGTCATAGCAAAAGTAATCGTAAACGGCACATCGCTCAATCTGGCGTGGTGCCATAAGATTCCCAAAGGCATCGTTGGTGCCAGGGTGGAAATTGAATATGCGGACGATACCTGGACGGCACTGAACCGAACCGTGATATTTCAGAGTACCGTAACCAAGGACATCCTCAACACCGGATCGGAAGTGACTGTTCCTCCAGAGGTTGTAGCCACTGCCGGTGCCACACTCTTTATGGGCATCTACGGCACAGATGCTGACAACATTGTAGCGATCCCCACAGTGTGGGTGGCCCTGGGTACCATCCAGGGTGCAGCAGATCCCTCCGGTGATACCAGCACTGATCCCACGCTACCTGTCTGGGCGCAGATGGAGCGGCGGTTTGAAAAGCTGATGCAGCTTGCAGACAATCCCCAGGTTGCTGTAGCTACTCCTGACTGGGCGGCAACTGAAGCAGATCCCGGATACATCAAGAACCGAACCCATTGGGTAGAGAAATCTGGTGCAATCAAATTCGATGGCAACATTACCGGAAAAGATGTATTCCTCATGGAGGATAACACCTATCTGGTTAGAGTGTCGGATCATACTCTTGCAGCAGACGAATTTGTTGGCTCGTCCGTAACCGTATATATGCAGGGAGAAGACCCGGAAGAAATGACCATTGAAATAACAGAATCCCAAATTACGGATCTGTCTGCAAATGGCATTCCGGCAGTTTCGGTCGGCAATGCTGTTTTTTCACTTCTGAAGGATTTGCACGAAGATGGGATCAATGCAAAGGCTGGATTGTACTTTGTATGTGTAATTTCAAATGGTGCTTCTTTGGCCTATGTGAAGCGTATTTCTGGCTTATCCGGAGGAACTGAGATAATCCATAAATTAGATAATAAATATCTGGATTTGGGTTGGTTGCCTCAATATCGGTATGGTACAGAGGTACTTCTTGAAGAATCCATGCAGTATTTTAACGGAAAATTCTGTCAGCAGGATTTTCCTTTTTTACTACAAATCGGCAAGCACTATTCTGTCACATGGGATGGCGTAGACTACAGTTGTTATGGAAAAGCCGAAATGGAAGGGCTATGGGGTGTAATCTATATCGGGAATCGGTACTTGCAGAGTTCTTCATATGAGGATACCGGAGAACCGTTCTGCGTTATGAGTTTCGTCATTGCTAACCTTCTTCTGCGCACAGAGATCTATGCTTCAGGTAATGCAACTGAACATAAGTGCAGTATCTCCATTACACATGACAATTATTATCAACGCACAGGGAGCTGAACGGAAACGTTTGGTTCAGACCATCTCTGCATGGCTGGATCTTCCGGCACGGTACTGCGGTGCACCCAGCTTCAGCTACGAGGTTGGCTGCATCACCATCGATAAGACCGGTAGCCTTACCATTGGCAACGGTCTTTCCGATGAGGCTATCGAACGGCTGACTCAACACCTGTATTCTGAGGAATTTGACATCGACATGAGTGTCAAACCCTCTGAAGACGACTTCTTCGGGATCTGCATTTCCATACCCCGGAGCATTTTCACCGATGCCAACCTTGCCAACCTTCACAGCATTGTGGAGGCAAAAGGCAGTCTTATTCGAAAAGCCCTTGGTGTTTCGGATCTGCCCATTGAAGTAACCGACCACAAGGTCAGCTTTCCCTGGTTCCCCGGAGAACCCACACCGGAAGAAATCATCGCCTACGATAATTTCATCTGCAAACTCTGCGACATGGCAAGGAATCAGAAACGGATCAGTGCCAAGGAAAAGACAGTCGACAATGAGAAGTACGCATTCCGCTGCTTCCTTCTGCGGCTCGGCTTTATCGGTGACGAGTTCAAAGCGGACCGTAAAGTCCTTCTTCGCAACCTTTCCGGTAGCACTGCCTTTAAGGCAGGTGCAAAGAAGGAGGTGACAGTATGCGAGTATTCCCCAAAGAGGTATTACTGAGCCTCCGGGATCGTTACCCAAAGGGTACACGGGTGGAGCTGGTCAGCATGGACGATCCATACAACACCAAGCTGACCCCTGGTTGCCGGGGTACGGTGGTTTCTGTCGATTCCATCGGCACAATCCATGTGGCATGGGACTGTGGTTCCAGCCTGGGCATTGTCTACGGAGTGGACTCCTGCCGAAAGGTGGCTGAGGTTTGATGGATGACATTATGGATCGGCTATTTTACGGCGAGGTTAGCCCCTACGACGATTCTCCTGAGGATATTGAAACCTTTCGGGATCTGAATCACAAGCTGTGTAAGATTTGGTCACAGATCGAGCCCCAGGCATCCCCGCAGCTAATTGAACTGCTCAACCTTTATAAGGTGCATCGTGCAGATATGGATATGCTGATGCAGAAGGATCGCTTCAAGGTCGGTCTTCGACTGGGAATCCAGCTTATGACAGACGTATTCAGACAAGGAGAAACAACCGAATAATTCAAAAAATCTGAGGACGGGGCCAAGCGGCTCTGTTCCTCGTATAAGCCAAGTCGCACCAACACTGGTGGCGGCTATTTTTTATACCCTTCTGAAGGAGGTGATCGCATATCAGAAAACTGAAGAAATACAAGCCCACTCGGTTTATGGCCAGAGGCTCTTACTATGATAAAAATGCCGCTGATTATTTGGAATGCGATCCAGATGGCATTTACTGCGCTGGGCGGCTTCCTGGGCTGGTTCCTGGGCGGCTTTGACGGTTTTCTGTACGCTCTGGTGGTCTTTGTGGTCATTGACTACATCACCGG